AACGTATATGGGTTTTCACCACGCATATAGGATATGTATCTTTGGGCATATTTACGCAGTCTTTCTGACCCCCCTTTTCGCAAACTGCCGTCTTTTGTAAATATATCGCCGACGAGATTTTTAGAACTATCATCCTTAGTATCATTAACTATCAATAAATTTAAAAGGTGGACAATTTCATTGGCTTTATTATACATTGGTGTAGCAGACATCAATAATAATCGTAATCCCTTTGCGTATTTAACTATTCTTTTCAATAATGGTGTAAGTTGCTTACCGCCAATTTTATCAATTGCTAAATCTTTTGCTCCACCAACCTCTTCGTCGTCAACATCTTCTATTTCTTCTTCTCCATTGTTTTCTAAAGCAACCATTTCTTTATCGTCTGTAGTTGCCAATCCATCACGTAAATTATGTGCCTCGTCTATTATAATTAATTTATCACTGAATAACTTTTCAATTAGTAGATTTTCGGCGACAAGCCTATCTTCGCCTTTAAGATGTGACGGAACCGTTTTTAAACGCCGTTTAATATCATTAGCAAATTGTAAATATCCCAACCGTGCATATCTATCGCGTATTTTTTTCTCAATCTCTTCGGTTAATTCGTCGGGTGAAAAATCCATTTCGGATTTTGCCTTTTTCGCAAGAGACTGTAACGCCATTTCAGGATATATCATTCCTGTACACTGTTGTGACGACCATTTTCCGTCTTTAGACTTAATTAGTTTAGAGGAATCAAAAATGGTTCGTTTAAATCCCGCTGATATAGACTTCGGTACAATAATATGAACTTTCGAATATGGATATGTTTTCAAATATTCTTCACTAACACGAATGGCTGTACATGTTTTTCCTACACCGACTCCATGAAATAGTAAAAGTCCTTTATAAGGCGTTATAGGGTTCAAGAAACGAGATATTAATCTTTGTACAGGTGATATTTCAAATACCGAATCCACGCTACTGTTACAAGGCTCGGTATCTTCAAGAGCGGTAATTGCTGCTGCCTGTGCCTCGCGAAATTCTTGTTTACGATATAATCGTTCGCCAAAGTGCGGGTCTTGAATGTCGGGATATAATCCTGAAGCGTTTTCTCTTGAATGGGACCAATCTTCGGGATAGAAATCGCGTTTAATCATAGTTCCAACAAGACCATCTCTTAAAAATGCTAGACTATCCGATTTTGCCTTTTTATCAGTAGATTCCAAATTTTCGAATTTTTTTATAATAGCCTCTTTTTTCTGTTTATCATATATATCAGTTACATTCTTTTGTCGGATATCAAAAGTAGGTTTTCCCTCTTTAGTAAATCTTATTACCTCCTTGCCTTCCGCCATCTCTCTCTACTATTTGGAAGGGTGTTACTTTACGTGCCGATGAACTATTTGTCAACTTTAAATATTCCTTTCCAGGAAGAATTATGTATGTATTTAGTATTTCATTGACAACACTTAATACTTGTCGCTTTTCTATATTATAAGGACGTATCAGTTCGATCGCATCTTCATAACTATACCAACCTATGTCTCCGATTTCCCTGTTCATTATAGAATTACTTTGGTCAATTTTTACTTCGGTTGTTTGGCGACAGTAGGCCAAAAAATATCTATGTCTATATTGAACCCTATTTCCGCCCAAAAAGATCTCTTCAATAGGTAATAGGTTTTTAATAAGAATAAAATGTGATTCCTCTAATCCTGTCTCTTCAACAAATTCTCTTACGGCACAAGCCATTTCAGATTCACGATTACTGCGACGACCCTTAGGGAAACCCCATTCAGGTGTAACCCATTCACGCGTAGCATCTTTGATATATGTTTTAAGTGGTTTACCAGTATTTTCATTACTTCCTAATGACGCATATTTAGCAAGAGAATTATCATATTCTTGTTTATATTGACGTGATATTTGGTTAGACCATAGAGCATTCCATAAGGTTTCAAAATCGTATTTATCTAAGCGATTCAGTTCATCAATTGTCATTTGATTAAATAATGATTGTACATAGTCAGTATTAGCGACATTATATTTACCACGCATAAACTCGACATATCCAAGTGTATCTTTGCGCTGTATCATCAAAAACTCAATTTGTTTTCCTTCCAAACCATTTAGCGTATCTACGTTTCCTATATTATTAAGCACAGCCGGCTCTAATGCCGTTTCTGGTTGTTTTACGCGGAACGCAATTATTCCATATGATGTTACCGGCTCTTTACACTCTCTGAAATAATGGCCTAGTTTATTACAGTTACTACAATGTGTAGGCATTGTATTTTTTGACATTCCTTAACATTATGTCTAAGCTGTGTGTTTAGGTTTTATTTTCAGAATATCTATAAAAAATAAGAGATGACCATCCCGGAACCAATACATATGCCTCCTCAAATATGGGGGCCAATTTTTTGGTCTACGCTACATATTGCCTCTCTTGGATACTCTGATAAACCAACAGAAAGACAGAAAAAGAATATGATAGCGTTTTATGAGTCGATGGTTGACGTTTTGCCATGCCCAATTTGTAGAAAACATTATGAACAAAATCTTGAGGAGATGCCTGTAAAAGATGCGGCCGATTCACGAATGGAACTGATACACTGGGTTTTCAAGATGCATAATAAGGTCAATGGACAATTAGGAAAAAGGGAAATTACCTTTGGTGAATTTGTAGAGTCCATGCGTAATCTAGAAAAAGCTAAGCGTTCTATACCTCCATCACATACAAATACTAATACATATAAAACTATCTTAAAAACCGATGGATTCACGGCCTTGGATGGCCTACTTTTAGGAACAGGAACCGTATTGTTAGCTGGAGCAGGTTTATATTATATATACACAGAAGGGTTAAAGCGAGCATCTAAATGAAAACACAAATTTTATTTGTTACAATTCTATCCCTTATCATATTCTACGACAGCCATATAAAAGGTCATATGCTGACATTATATAATTATGGAAAAATGGGGTTGACTGGTTTAACATTAATATATCTGGCTTATAATTTTTTTAAAAGCCCTGATAGTTTTTACACAGCTCTTGATTTTGCCAAGACTTATTTATTACATAACAATGGCGGAACACTTAAACATGTAAATCGAATATATGAAGGAAAGGCTAAAAATAATCGCCAAGTATCAGCACTTTTAAAGAAAAAAATAGCAGCCGACCAAAAGTGGCAGTGCGGGCATTGTAAATCTATATTGGATGCTTCGTATGAGGTTGACCATATATTAGCATTATTTAACGGAGGTACAAATGCAGAATCTAATTTGGTTGCTCTCTGTCGTAACTGCCATGGTAAAAAAACGGTTCACGAACGCTTAGGAACATTTCAAAGCTTTCCTAAAATATTCAACGAAATATAATTATTTCCAGCTTTCTATTGTAAATATTTTTATCATCATAATGGATATTTTATTATTATTCAATAGAAAATGTCTTCTCAAGACCGAAATGTATACATTACGGCCAGAGCGGCATCCGCAAAAGGCGTCAGTAGTTCATTGAGTTTAATGATTAAAAGATCCAAAATAATGTATGTTAATGAGACAAATCGTAAAATAAATAAAAAGCCAGTAGAACATAATAATAGCTTTACCGAAAATACAACTGTTTCTAAACAGGGTCGTCAATACTTAACGCAAGAAGAAATATTGAATTTAATTGAGAACCCGACAGATTACGGTAACATTTAGACCGGTGCTCGGCATCTTCGGTGAAAATGCCCTTTTAACAATAATTATTAGACAGGTGATCATTTTAAATTGCCGTTTTTGACAAAAATTCCTAATAATTATTGTCAAAATTGTGGCTATTTTGAATGAAGTATCGACTACCAACCCGTCATTTTGACTGAATTCTTAGCACGGGTATAATATCCCGGTATATTCATATTTAAATCTCTTAAAAATATAAGAGATGAGTCAATTACTTGATTCTATGAAAGCAGCCAAGGGCATTTCGTCTTTATCATACTATTTGATAATTTTTATCGGCATAATGTTTCTATTAGCATTGGGTGTATTTATCTATATGGCATCACGTCATATAACTTTAGAAAGCGTTCGCGCGGCATATCCGAATTTGACAAGTACACGGGTTCTTTACGCATTGTCAGCTTGTGTAATATTATTTATTATTTTCATGCTAATTAACAGCAAATACGAATTATATTTTCAAAAACGAGCCACAATTGGGATAGATAGACCCGCACCTATGTCTTTAACATTTTGGAAACCCGGTACATCTCCTAATCCAGAAGACCCGTATAAATTAACGCTAACTTCAAGTGAATTTCCAATGTCATCACCCGAAATATATACTGTCGGCGTAGAAATTATTGTAGGTGATACTCGCACTAATGATAAAATGGGTCCATATAGACATATTATACATAGAGGTACAAACGAATTAATGAATTTCACAGACCCGAACTCCCCCGGTTCGGCACCCAAAGGAATGGGTGATTTAGCTGACGGGCTTCCACGTCAGATGAATCCAGGTGTATTTTTAGATAAATTTACAAACGATTTAATTATATTTATCGATACTGACCCTATTGGTAAAGGTTCAAATTCTTACCGTGAATCTATACGAATCCCAGATTTTCCTCTTAAAAAGGGGTTTCATTTACACTTAGTAGTACACGATAGATTAATAGAGGTTTATATAAACTGTAAATTAGTATCAACTAAATTATTAAACGGAACCCCAAAAGGTGTTCCAAACGACTGGTACGGGCGCATAGGATTTTCGCGGGCGGCGGCAATCATACAAAATCTGACTTTATGGGATAGTAGTCTATACGCAATAGAATTAAGAAATAAATGTCCAGTAATCGATATGTCCAAGCGTAAAGTTGCCCCAACCTCATGTTCTACAGCGGGGTCTTAGTATGACGAAAATTATATTAATATTATAATTTATATTTTAAAAATACAAACCTGATAAAAATCGGCACAGGCCGGTTGTTTAATTTATCCAGGCGAGCAGGGTTGTTTGATTTAATAAAACAACCCTGATCACCCGGATAGAACAAAATCGCTTTCACCAAATCAGTTTTTCCTGTGAAATTTAAATAATAATATGTAAACCCCCCAAAGCTAACTCTCTTTGTTACATTAGCGATTCCATAATGACCCATAAACACAGTTACATCCCCTGATTTCTTATAAGTCGGAAATACCCATTTTTACACCCGCGCCGATTTTAATCGGGCGGGTAAGTTGCTGGTGCGTGATGAAAATAATGCCTGATTAACAATAATTCGCTGGCGAATTATTGTTAAAACGCTCATTTAAAATCCGCACCGGTCTAAAAAGCGGTTTCTGTAAAAACCATTGTTGATTCCCTGAAGGGTGACTAGGAGATTTCATTTTACCAAATCCGATTTTTTTTATATAATACATTCCGATTCTGTGTAAACCTATCAAGAGAATCATTGTTTTCTATAATTTCCAGGGATTCAATATCATCTTTATAAATAATACATTTATTAATAACTCATCAACATTTGTTTATATCCATATATTTAAAAACGTCTATTTCGTTAGAGTGCTATGGACTCAAACACCTGGCTTTTAATATTTACTTCTTTGAAATACATTGCCTACTTGGGCGTTATTCTTTACTATTTAATGCCAGATGTTTTCGTTTTTAGAACACCCGACGGTAAGCTATCATATTTATTTTTGGTATTCATAATTTATTTATTCCTGTTGGTTGTATTAAGCTTGGTCTATTATTTTCAAAATAAAAAGACACACGCTGAAATATTTGCCTTATGGAAAATAGTACCTATTCAATCAGGTTCGGGTAGCGTTTTTATGGATGGAAAATTGAAACAATTAAACGGTACATTTAACGTATTTAATGAATCGGATGTTATGGATTTTATGGCAGAGTCTTTTACATTTAGTTTTTTTGTAAGTATGGATAATTCTAGCATTGAAACTGTATCAGGCAAAGATTTATCTGATAAAAAGACTCCTTATCAACCACTTGTTAGTGTTCCCGGCGCATATAGTATTAGTTTAGACCCATTACACGAAACACTACGTATAGCTTTCAAGACATATAAAACCGACGACTATGAAGTATTAATCCCCACTATAAAATCACGTCGTTGGCACCAGATATTAGTCACTATAGAAGGACGCACAGCAGATATTTATCAAAATGGTGCTATAGTAAAGTCCGTACCTCTTCCGAATGTCGTCTCTGCCCGCCCCGGCAATCCTTATTTGGTAATGAATTCGCATATGTTTGCCCGCGTAGCATTAGTACAGGCCTGGCCGAGACGCCTGAAAGAAATAGATATAATAACCAATTATCGTTTAAATATCGATTCAGTGGGTGTACCACGATACCCTACAGCTTCGTCCAGTTTATTTGGAATCCCGAACTTGAATTTTTGCGTTGGAAAGCTTTGTATGGGTAAGACCGAACCTGTAAAAAAGGCATTAACGCATGTAGTTTATGAGTATAGTTAAGTTGAATAGTTTGATTAAGCTATTTATAATACAGATTTTGATAAGGCTATAAAGAAGGTATAGTAGGTTATTCAAATTGATTTTTTAAAAAGTATTTCTGTTAAGACTACAAAATAAAAGTATATTAAAAAAAAAATTAGACCATTTAACTATTGGCCAGCACCTTTCCGGGTGAGCAGGTTTTTAGATTTAATACCATTTATTTAACTGATATTTTTGTAGTTTTATATAATATAAATTATAAAATACCTTAAATTTTTCAGATCAAACAACCCCGTTCACCCTTGTAAGTTAAGTATACCTAAAGAGTCTACAACTTTGTAAGGCTATAGCTGTGAACTACTGTAAAGTCAAGTACACCCCTCTGAAAGGATTATACTTAACTTCGGCACTGCACGGTATGCCTTCGGTGTTGCCCGGATAGCAAACTTGGAACACGATATGTTTAATTTAAGTTTTTACAATTATTCGCAGACGTGTTACTGTAAAAAGTTGGTTTAACCAAAAACTGTCTAATGAACAAAATAAAAATAACAAAATAAACGAATCCCGGTCTCCAAAAAAAACAGTTCATCAAAAGTAGAAAGCCATGAGCACAATGAACGCAGCTAGAGCCCGTCTTAATGGAATTACAGCTTCCGCCACCGCCACGCTAGGGCCTTATAAGAGTCAGATACAACTAGGCCTTTATTTATTGGTTGCGGTAGTTATAATCTGGTCTGTTTATACAGTACTGTTTCCTCCCCCCGATGCTCTTGAAATTTTAATTTTGGAGGACGCCAGAAAAACAGGGGATTTAGCATTTGAAAAGGCCTTACCAGGGGCATCTAAAGGTTTAGGCCCTATGAAAACAGGAGGTGCCTATACATTCCAAACTTGGATTTATGTCTCAAGCTGGGACTATCGTGCGGGCCAGCCTAAACACGTTTTTACGCTTGCTTGTGCTGGTTCTCCTCCTGCTGGACGCCCACCACACCACAATATGGTTGGTTTAATAGCCCCAAATGACAATAGATTAGTCATTCGCATTTACCAAGAAACCGAGGGAACGCAGGCTCAAAGTGGAGAGGATTTAACAATACTAAGCAATCTAAATAACTACTTTAAGTCAGGTGGTACAAATGTACAAAGTATGGACTACCCTATATGCGATATCACTGATATTGATCTTCAGCGGTGGTTATGTATATGCGTTGTGGTTGACGGACGCGTCGTAGATGTATACATGGACGGAAAACTTGCACGTAGTTGTGTGTGCCCTGGTATACCGACCGTTGAAACACCTGGTGCTCAGAGCGTGATATTAGCTAAGGCGAATTCCTCATTCGGTGGCATGATGAGCACTACACGGTTCTACGGTTATGCATTAACCCCGGCACGCATATATGAATTATATCAGCAAGGGCCTGCTGAAAAAAGAGGCTTGGATAAGAAATACGGTTTCATAGGCTGGTTAGGTGAACGATTAGGCATATCCATTGATTATGCGGGGGTCAACCGCTAATACCCCGGATTTGTTCTATTACTAATTATTTCTGTAATATTTCAGAGTCAAAGTTTTGATATTAATATTATGTGATTAAAACATAATATTAATTATGAAACTACAATAATTTTTAGAAACATAACAATGTTGTCTGTAGTTTACGAATAACGTATAATGTTTTATTCTTATTATTATATTATAAATGTAATGTTTTAATGTAGACTAAAAACTATCCAAATTATTTTTCTATTTAACCGGACAGTTTGAATAAATATTAGATTCAAATGATAGAAAGCAATGAACGCAGGTTCTATTTTAAATTCTACCCGGGTAAGAACATTAAGAGAGGGTTTTGAGCCTATACTGCGTTATATGAAAGGCGGGGCTGCTGCTGCTGGAGTAACCGCTCCTGAAGCGGTTCCCATCGGTAGACAACTTGTAGAAACATTTGTTTATACGCTTGTTTTCTCCATTTCTATGCAAATTATAGAAGCCACGTTTTCGTCATTAAAACGTTACCAAACTATGGCAATCACTTTATATCCATTGACTTACGATAATCCACAAACCTATCCTCAAGACCCCGACTCAGGCTATGAACTGATTCTTCCGTCAAAGGATGAACGCAATGGCACGGAATATTCTTATTCTTGTTTCATATCGGTTATGCCTGAAACCTTTACAGGTGAACAGGGAACTTTTAAACACGTTTACCACAAAGGCTCTAAAAATGTATATCCCCTAATGGCTCCCGGCGTATTTTTCAAATCTGATAAAAACACATTGCGTGTATATCAAAACTCTTCTATGGCCTGGGATAATTATGTTGATATTGAAAACTTTCCTATAAGAAAATGGGTACATTTAGTCGTTATGCTTAAAGGTAAGTCGTTAGATGTCTATATAAACGGTAATCTTGCTAATAGAAAGAAATTTACAGATTTACCAAAACTAAATTATGGCGGGTTTTATCTTTTATTACCAAAGATTGTGAATAAAAAAACCGATGATTCTTGCGATTTAGTGGTTGCCGATGCCTTGAAAAGAAATGCTAATAAAGATTCCGCCAATTCGGCACTTGGTGATGCTTTAAAGGGGGCAAA